CTTTACTAAATTGTCGAACCTTCAACGTAGATTTATATTTTGCTACATCGCCTTCGGAAGTATTAAATACTTCTTTATCTCTTGTATTTAGGGAGTGATCTGAGATACGGCTCATCCATCTTTCAAGTGTTTTTCTAATACCAAAATCTTCATCATTAAAAATAGTTGTATCCCATGTATCGAAAGTACGATCACCGGCCACTTTTATCGCTTTACCATGATAATAAAAATTCAAATCGAGTCCTTCCATTGACTATAGTAAATTCGATTGCATCTGCATCTCCGAATACTGCTGCTGCAACTGCACGACATATATCTACATCAAAACCTTCCCACTTACTACCATCTTCAGCACTCCATATCTCTTGCGAGAAGCCAGGAAACTCATCATTAGTACCACATACGACATATCCTCTTTTCTTCACCCGATCAAATGTTGAATTATACGTTGGAATATATTCTGATGTAGTGTTATCTTCTATGACTTGTCCTTCGGCTGAAGACATTGCCATTAACCAAAATGCCCAAATTAAAGATACAATTACTTTACCTACCATTATCATTGCAATGCCCGATATATTGTCAGAAGTTCTTCATCTGCAATCGGGGTTGTCATTGTAAAATATCTCTGGTGTCCGACTGCCATAAAGGCTTTAATGTCAGAAAAACTAGGATATTTTGATAATAGATTGTGAAGAAGATAATCTGGACTTAGGTGACAAGTCGCACATTGGTTGTCTTTTGCGAATACTCTAGTTGATTTCTTGAATCGTTCTGATTGTACTAATACTGAACTTAAATCCTTTTCCATCCATGTGACTTTTTCATCTATTGAAGGAACAAGTACGAAAATCATATATGCCAACAATCCAATTATAGTGTATATCCATATTTTACTTGATGCGACTAAATCTTTGGTTTCTATTTCAATCTCTTTTACTGGTTCCAATTCCATCACATCAACATTTTTATCTGCAACTTTCTTTGGTGCTTTGTGTTGTTCTGCCATAATCTACCTCACTTCTTTCCAGCTTCGTTTAATTTCTTAGTGATTTGTTGTTGAAACCACTTGAGAACAATAGGTATGCTCACGTTGGATGTTAATCCAAAAAGATAACCGATGGGATAACGGTAACTTTCATATTCCTTTAGTTGTGGAACATTTGTAAATACAATGGAAATCAACAAATATCCTGTTGCTGACATTCCCATATTGATAACTAAATCAAGTAAAATCAACCATCCATGACCGCTATACTTATCCCTATTATCATTTCTATAATTAAATAGAAATATCCAAAATGAAGAAAATAATACTAATCCTAGCATCATCATTTCAGAAGTGTTAAATAAATCAATCATTTTGTTTTGTCTCTCTTTTGACCAATTTTAATAAGTCAGCAGTACTACCAACAAATAATGCATTAGTCACGTTTTGTGCTTTTGTGACTTCCTGTCGCTCTCCATCGTTTTCCAATTTCTGTTTTTTCTGATGTAATTCCATCAATTTTTCTTGTGTATCGGTCATGTTTTTTAGTAATTGACCAAACACTTCAAACGCTCTTGGTGATTCTTCTGCTTTCGCAATCTCCAAAAGTTCATCCATAGCATCTCTACCACGTTCTATAATATGATACATATTCTCACGAGCATATCGAAAATCTATATCTTTTTCTTCTCCATCTATTGTGGCAGGAAGAACTTCTGAAGTATTTAGAACCTCAGCCTCTGTATAATACGTTTTATTATGTTCAACGAGATCAAGATGTTTTTCAATCCTGTTCTCGACTACTTTATCAACATTTTTCATTAACTATCTGTTTCTGCTACTGGATCGTATGTTTCCCCATGTGGAAAGAATTCAAAGGTTTCACTAAATCCAAAATCTTCATCTGTTAAAGCACCAGTAGATGTTGGTTCAACAGTTGTTCTACTAACTGTTTGTCCAGCAGAAGAGGCATCTTCTGATACTTCCGACAACATTCGTATTCGTGTTGCATCATCTATTTCATGTTTATCTAGGATCATATAATTTCTTGCGTAAGGAGTACTATCTTCTGCAATGACATAAATTGGATCTGTAGCAGTAGCAGCAGACATAAGGTGTGTATCTACAACCGAAGAAGTAATAACTTTTGCATTATCTGTAACAGATGGATATAAAAACCCCTTCATTACAAAAGATAATGTCCAAATAATAGAACGTCTGGTTGCAAAATCTCCTTCATAAGTATCTTCACTTGAAACAGAATTCAATACCAAAGGAATATCCATCTTGATAGTCATACCAGAAATCAAAGTCATTGTTACTGTAAACTCTGGTGTAAAGAATGGAAGAATTTGTTCTAAAATTTGTGTTCCATCTTCTGCATTTTTTACAAACACATAAAGAGAAAAATCCCAATTATACGGTACTGGATTAAATTGTTTCTTGAGTCCAGTTGTTCCCTTTTTAACATTCCGACCCATCGTATTGAGTTTTCTCGCACCATCATAAGTCATTGAAGTCAACTCAAATCCCATTCGTGGAACAGTAAGTGCCACTTTTGGATTTAGGTTTGGATCTTGACTAATCCTAACCAACATTTTGTCTTTGGGGCCATACGAAAGAGGAATCTTGATAATTTCGGTTACTGCATCACTACTATCAGTTCTACGGACTTCAATGTTGTTAAATAACGAACCAAATGCAACCACCATCTTTCTTGAGGTCTGGTGATAAAAATATGTTCCAAACATTACGGATTATCTCCAAATGGATTCGTTTCTGTAAAGTCAAAGACGGAATCTGCATCAATCTCAAACTGTTTATTACCACTAACTTGGTCAGATGTCGAATCATCTATTGTCTGTAATGTCTCAGCAGTTTCATCCGTTGTAATCTTAGTTGCATAAGTTCCAGTAGCCAAACTTGTTGCACCTGTCAAAATTTCACTTACTGTAAACGTTCCTGTCATATTGATAAGATAAAGATAACTGGTTGCAGAATCCCACCTTGCAACCTCACCAGTAATAGCAGAAGTTCCGCCTGTAACTGTCTCTCCCTCAGTAAACGTTCCTGAAATACTTGACAATTCAAATGTACGAACAAAAGATTGTTTTTGTTCAATCACATCAATAGTATCAATACCAGTATCAATTGCTTCATCAGAATAAGTAAAGAGTTCACAAGTCAGATCAAATGTTGGAAGTGCTCCAAGTTGATAAAAAGGTGTTTCATGTTCAACAAACATAATCTGAAAAAGTTTACTGGTCAATCCAAAATAGATGAGATCACCTTCTTTCGGCCGAGTTCCTATATCCAAACCTTCCCATGCTCGTCTTGATAGGGAAAATATGATTTGGTCACGTACTTCTAGACCAAATTTAGAAACGAGATCTCCTTCACCTTCAAATCCATCAACGGACTTAATGAACATCTCTACCGAATATGCATCTTTATATTCGGAAATAGAATCCTCGCCCAAAATAGTATCTTCGTTGACAAGAGTTCTAGGAATGTAAGACACATCATAACCAATTACTTTAATTGATTCTGTGACAATCGAATGTAAAAGTTCTTGGTCATTTTCCGCATCAAATGTACGAAAGTATGAATTTGTAGCCATTCGATTATCCTACATAAAAGTTGTCAGGCGACTGATATTTCAGTTGCAATTCCTCGTCAAGTCGTTCTAGTTCTGTATTTCCATCATCATAAATTTGTCTTCCATTCAATGTCGCCCCTCCTGGCAATTGCAGTCCTTCAAACTTGATTAAATTTTGACCCCATTGTTTCTTAAATAGCGCAATCGTATATTTTTTCAAGAAGATGTCGTTGTATATTTCTGTATAAGTTGCACCATCAATCTTTTTGAAACATTGGACTATAATCCAATCACCAATATCAACTGCATTATCCCAATCCATATCCAGATGAAGTTTATCTGTCATGCGATTGAATCTCATTTGTCGTGATGTTCCACTTGAAAACATTTGATTCAAAAGAGAAAGATTCTGTTTGGTGGCCGCAAAATAGGCTAATCCACCAGCACCTTGAAGAACACTTGGAAGTTCATTTAGATTAAACTGATATTCAACCGAAAACATGTCGTTTGAAGAAAGTGCTCGACTAATTGGTAAAACATCTCTTATTCCAATAATCGTATCATCGATTGTTAAATATCGTGTATCTGCATTTCCAAATACAACGGCTGTTGCTTGTGTTGCATGAACTGTTCCAGTTGCAGAAGAACTTGAACCTGTTACCGTTTCTCCTGCAACAAATGTAGCACCAGAAGTATTTGCGGCACGAAGTCCATTTCCATCTTTGTGTTCCTTGAATTTCAGAACAGTAGAACTTGTTACTGCATGTATTTTTGCAGTTGCATTTGATGTTCCGCCCGTGATTGTTTCTTCGGCAGTAAATGTTCCAGTAGATGCACTTGCAAAAGTCAATGTACTTGCAGTCACTTGTTCTGGCAAATAATGTATTTCAGTTCCATCAAAATGATACTCTTGAAACATTTGGATAGCTTCGTCAATCATATCATTCATCTGTTCGTCTGCAAGATTGACATCAATGACCGGCTTTCCTAGTTTTCTCAGACAATATTCTTTTAATTCTGTAGTCGATGCTGGTTGTGTTGTAGACATAGTTTATTATCCGTTATCTATTTCTGCCGAAGGTTATGCTGAGATGAGTCATTCTACAAGTCGTTCTTTAATTACACCACCACTTTGTGTATATGTAAGACTATAGTAGTATTTTCCCTCTGTGAGTGCCGCTGTTTGAGTTGCAGTCAACGAAAAGGTACAGTTTGCACCAGTAAGAGAAGTTGTGAATGCTTGGGTAGTATTTGCGTAAGAGAAATTCTTGATCATTGCGCCCGCAACCGTACCAGAAGATATCGTTACGGCGACAGAAGCCGAACTTTCTGCACCTATCGTTTTCTCAAAGGTAGTGC